AACCAATTCCTTGGATTCGGCTCAGAGGGAACCATCGTCGGTGATGCCAATGGCGGGCTAAGAACGTTCACGTTCCCGGCCGATTCCAACGGCGATTTGGATGGCGCTGTCAATTTCTATTCCTACTTCCACATATTGATGTGGGCATCAAGGATGGGACAGACAGGAGAGATGGACCTTGGCTTTTTGACGGCCGATAACAAGCTTATCTGTGGCGTCAACTGGTACAAGACAGATACGTCCGGCAATACAGGACGGTACGAATTAATCGTAAACGGTACATCATCCAGTCCTAAGCTTGGCGGCAAGGTACTTCGCACATGGTCATTTCAGACCAATCATTTGCACTCGCAGAATCCTTGGTACTGGGAATGGGGACACTGTGATATCCGCAAAGAAGGCGCCGATGTGACCTTCTTTTATTGGGGAAAATACTATAAGTACCATATTCCGGAAATTGAGAACATGAAGTGTGCCAAAGTACAGGTAAGTATCAAGGCATGGAAGAATCGTACAGGAAACAAGTTCTTATATTATTTAGGCTTGAACCGATTTACCTACCAAAAAATGCATGTCGATAAGTGGAAGGATATCCCGAACCGCTTCAATAGTGGCGATGTGATCACGATCGATGGCGATAAGGGCAAGTTCTACGTCAACGGCATGAACCGCCAACAGGATGAAATCTTAGGAACGAAATACTTCAAGGCTGATCCGGGCACATCGGAAATCAAATTCAAGGTATCGGAGTGGACCAAGACAGACCCTACGATCAAGGTATACATTCGGGAGGCATGGTTATGATGGATATGCCAAGGATTGCGATATTGAGCGCATACGATGAGGTATGCGCTTTTTTAGATAATTCATTAGATGGGACTTTGCATTACTGGGATGATAATCTGCATACATATCTGCAAGGATCAGCGTATACATTCGAGTTCACAACAGAGTCATGGATGGAGGATGCTACATATCTTGTTGAGGGAAATCACTTGTCTTTCAGATATAAGGACAAGGGCTACTACCTTAATATCGTCGAAGTGGAAAAGGACGAATTGGAAATCAAAATCACTTCTTATGGCCTTGTGTTTGAGCTTCTCAATGAAGAAGTGGATACGTATGAAGGCAAATCCATGAGCTTTGAGTCTTATGTCAAGGCCTTCAACTATGAAAAGAGCTTCGATATCGGCATCAATGAGGTTTCTGATAAGCGGATATCCAATAAGTGGGAAGGAACGGATACGGTATTGAAAAGGCTGTATTCATTAGCCACGGTATTTGGTGCGGAATTGGAATTTGTGACGGAGCTTAATGATGATTATTCCTTGAATCGCATCGTCTTGAACGTCTATCGGGAACATGATGATGCCCACCAGGGAATGGGGCAGGATCGCACCGGTGAAGTGCTTCGCTTCGGGAAAGAAGTCACTGGAATTACGAAGAAATCAGACATAACCGAACTGTGTACGGCCATACGTCCGACTGGTAAGGATGGGCTTCAGCTCAACAAGCTGAGCGGAAAGAAAGAATATGATAGTGATGGGAATGTCGAATTCCAGGTATCCGGAAACAATCTACTTGCACCGCAGGCAAGGGACCGATTCCCGTCGTTGTTGAAATCGTCAAAAAATGACCGCTATATCGTCAAGATATGGAGCTATGATACATCGGATGTAAATGTCTTGTACGGACAGGCCAAGGCAGAGCTTATGAAGATCATGGTGCCGAAAGTATCCTATGAAGTCGATAGTTATGTCGATGCCAATCTCGGTGATACATTCACGATCGAAGATACGGACTACAAACCAACACTGTATCTGACGGCTAGAGTCACGGAGCAGGAAATCTGCTTCACGGACCCATCAGCATCCAAGACGACTTTTGACAACTTTGAGGAGGTCGAATCACAGATTGACCAGTCACTGATCAATGCCATGCAGAAAATGATTGATGCAAAACGAACCTTTGAGGTCAACATCATATCTTCCGACGGTACGGTGTTCAAAAACAGCACTGGATCAACGACACTGACGGCCAAAGTACTGGCCAATAATCAGGATGCTTCCGGAGAGATGACGTATCGATGGTGCAAGGACGGTATATCTTATTCGACCGGTCAGACATTGTCCGTATTCGCGAAAGATATCACCAATACAGTTACGTACCGTGTAGAAGCTATCGATGCCAATGGTGTAGTAAGGGGAGCCACCGAAGTAACATGTGCCAATGTGACTGATGGAAACTCAAGCCACATCCATATTGCATACGCCAATTCGGCGGAAGGCTCAAAAGACTTCAGTACAACATGGTTCGATGGAGCTATGTACTTCGGTGTCTATACCGATGATAAGGAAACGGCATCCGAAATATATACCGATTACAAGTGGACACGTATTAAAGGTGAGCAAGGCATCCAGGGTCCTAAGGGAGCTACTGGCGAAACAGGACCTCAGGGTCCACAGGGTCCTAAAGGCACGGATGGAATCAGTGTTACATCCGTAGTGATCCAATACTATCTGTCCACTTCCAATACATCCATGGCCGGTGGATCATGGTCTGCCGATTACCCACAATGGGAGCCAAACAAATGGGTATGGATACGACAGGAAACCACGCTATCAGATGGAGCGAAAAAGTATTCAGATGGAAAACTGTGGTCGAATCTAAATGAGCTGTACGAGCTGGAAACATCCAACAGTGCCGAGATCATCAATACCAACGATTCCATCAAATCGACCGTCGAACAGGTCAATACATACCACTCCGAGCTATCGGATGCAATCAAGTCAAATACCGATGCATTGGATGCTTTCAAGGCCGATGTGAGCGGTACATATGCCACGAAGTCAGAGATAGCGCAGACCTCACAGTCCATCCAGGCAAGCATCAAAAAGACCATCAGTGATAGCACATATCAGACTGTTTCAAATGTCAAACTGGATGAATCTGGGTTACATGTCGGCACATCCAATACGCAGACAGAATCAAAGATTGATGGATCAGGGCTTATTGTATTGGATGCAGATGGAAACATACTGATGAATGTAACGACCACACAATCGATGATACAGAACCTTAAGGTAACGGAAAAAGTGCAGTTCGGTGCCCATCAGATACAGGCATATAGCGGCGAAGAAGCGGATGGCTCGACAGTTGTTGGAACGGCCTTCCTATGGATTGGAGATGTTAAATAATGCCAAGCATAAGCAAAACGGTACAGCTCGGAAGCTACTGGAAGATGACCCTGAGTGTGTCGGAATCCAGTACGAGCACAGCCAACAATACATCGACCTTGTCGTATTCGCTTGTACTTACATCTACAGGCGGATCGGCACAGTATAATGGCGCAGGATCTTATGCAATCAATATCAATGGATCAAGAGTCAAATCAGGAACGGTCAATCTGAATGTTGCTACTTATGGATCGGTTACACTTGCGTCCGGATCAACGACGGTCGGCCATAACAATGATGGCAGCAAGACCGTATCAGTATCTGCATCATACTCAAGTGCGGCAAGTGCCTACTATCTGCCTTCTTCAGGCAGTACATCAGGAAGTCTTACGCTTACCAAGATACCAAGAGCATCCAAAATCGATACTTTTACAGGAAGTACGGTAGATGGTTCTTTCGCGGTCACATATACCAAGAGCGTATCCACATACACGGACAAGCTTCGCATATCTATCCCGAACGTCAAATCATTGATGACTATTGATTACAACACGTCCGGGACGAGCTTTACACTCGATACAACAAGCCTTGAGTATATCTATTCCAACTACACAACCACACAGACGGTACAGTTGGGTGCCGTCATGGAGACATACAATGGAAGCACGAAAATTGGTGAATCATCGGAATACAAGATAGATGTATCCATCAATGCACCACCAAGCATAAGCTCTGTCGCTCTGACAGAGACAAGCGGTATATCGGGCATCGGCAGTACGGATATCGTTGCGATACTCGGCAAGAAGTCGGTCAAGGTCACAGCATCTGCACAGCATCATGCATCCATCACCATGATCCAGGTAACCAACGGTTCAGTAACCAAGACCGGAACGGATGCATCGACGGCAACAGTTGGCTTTGACAATATGAGTTCGGCAACATTTACGGTGACCGTCACAGACAGTCGCGGTTTTACAACGACGACCACGACAAGCGGTACATACTATGCCTACTTCAAGCCGACGATACAGTCACTGACAGTTGCAAGGCAGACAGACACAGCAAGCACGGCAACCATCTCCGGAAATGGTACTTACTGGAACGGGAAGATAGGGTCTGTTACCAACACGGTCACATATACGGTCACCGATGATGCTTCGGTATCGGCTACAACACCGACGTTATCCGGACAGACATGGACGATAAGCCAAGGCGTATCCAATGTTCCATATCAATCAAGCTTTCACTTCACGGTAACGATCAAGGATGCTTTAGGCCAGTCTGAAACAAGACAGATCACGCTTCCTTCGACTACCCCGGTGGTATGGATTGGAAAGAGTCAGGTAAAGGTCAACGGTAAATCCGTAAATACCGCCATAGCACAGGCCGAGGAGCTTATGCAGTGGAAACAGAAAGTTCTAGCTGGTGAAACGGCGGTCATCATCTTTGAAAGCGAGGAATGATATGATAGTAGCTAAATTTTTAAACAATGTGCATAATCTTGTGGAGCAGAAAGACATCAAGGAAACAGTGATTGGAAGCCATAATGTACAGGCCTACACGCACAATATCACTGTATCCACAGATCCAACCAAATTTGACTACCTGCTTATCTATATGTATGCACCAGGCAGTACAAGAACCCTGGTCGGTGTAGCCAAATACTACGGTGGCAAGTGGTACACGATGGCGCCACAAGCAGACTATCGCGGCATTGGGATCCGTGTAGAATCAAGTGGCACATCCATGACCATTCGAACCGAGGAGTGGGTCAACTCGAGCAACAACAGCGGCGTTAGCATCATCGCTATCGTCGGCGTAAATCGGGGGGGGGGTCACTGGCTAAGATCTTTAACTGGCTGGCACCTCGTAGAAAGGTGGTGCTAGCATGCTAAAGACCAAAGCTAACTCCAAAGAGTACAAGGTACTTACCGATACTGATCTAGATGTACAGACCGCTACTGTATCCGGTAACGGCTTGACAGTTACGCTATACAAGAGCGGACGCGTCGTAAATGCCGAGTTTAAGAAAATCGGTAACATGCCAAAAAACGGTTACAATTCTGTGATGCTCACCATACCAGATGGGTTTCGGCCTACAGTGGAGCAACAGATATACTACTTAGGCATCGCCGGAAGCAGTAGGAGTGGAGACGGAAAATACATGGTCAGTAAGGCCGGAGAAGTTAGTATGTTTACAACCACAACTGGCGCTATCGAGCGTATCGTGACAGGTTCCTGGATCACTTCGGGGGGGGTAATTAGAGCCCTACTTAGATTGATCCAAAAGGCGGTGATTGGATGCTAAAAACCAAGACACAGTCGACCGCCTACAATCTAGTGACAGATAAAGATATGAATTACTCTTATAACGAGACCAAAACGGGTGCTACCTGGGTGGATGGCAAAGCTATATACAGACGAGTCTTCAAAGTGACAAATAAGGCCTTATCCTATGGCGTCGTGGTGCAGAGTTTTGCCAAATCCAATTTTAGCGAGATGGTAAATGTCAGATCGTATATGGCTGGAAGCACAGGCGATTATGTCGCTTTTCCACGTGTGGGAAGTTCAGGCAAGGGCTCGGGCATCGAGTACTCGGCGAACAATAATGGCTTTATCTTTATGGGAAACGACACATGGTCCGCACAGTCCACTCGATGGGTGATGATCATCGTGGAATACACGAAATAGGAAAGAGGTGTATATATGGTTTATATCAATATAGATTCAGATGGTCGTTTACAGGCCATCTCAAACACATACACAAGTTCTACAAGCAACGAGGCATCACTTGACGATGATGCTTTTTATTTTGACAAGATCGAGGGATATATTGCAAAGTACGATAGCAACGGCAAATTGCATTTATCTTTTGATGAGAATCAATACAATACTTACTTGGAAGCACAGAAAAAAGCAGAACAAGAAGCAAAAGAGGCCGAAGCCAAACAAAAGGGGCTAGATAGTTTGGCCGATACAGCAACCCAAATCAAAGCGGCAATTAGTGCTGTGCGTGAGTCAGTCTCTGATGATGTGGCAGCCAAGCATCTGACACTTTTCGATGCATGGCAAGCCGATAAGGCATATGTCAAAGATGAGCGAGTTGTTTATAATGGCAAGCTTTATAAGGTTCTACAGAGTCATACTTCTCAATCGAACTGGACACCGGACAAAGCACCCTCTTTGTTTGCCGAGATTCTAACAGCTACAGTTGATCCAGGCACTGGTGAAGCTAAAGAAGATGATGTAAAAGAGTGGACGCAACCAGACAGTACAAATCCGTACATGAAAGGTGATAAAGTTACGTACAATGGCAAGACGTATGAAAGCATGATTGACAACAACACATGGGCACCGGATGCCTATCCGCAAGGATGGAAAGAGGTATAGAATATGAACAAATTACAATCTAAAACTTGGTGGGACGCGGCCTTGATCCGTGCCGTCAAGACAGTATGCCAGACAGCAGTCGGTACAATCGGAGCGAGTACCATGATCGAATCAGTGGATTGGAAAGTGGTGCTATCCGCAAGCCTTTTGGCCGGACTAGTATCGCTACTAACTAGCCTTGGCGGCTTGCCTGAGGTGGAAGATGATCACTCCTAAGGATGGCATGACCTTCGAGCTCTTGTTTTCTTTGGCGGCCTTTGTCGTCTTGATTGTTAACGTTGTTGTGATGATCAAAAATAATTCCAAAACAGATGCCGAAGGTGTGGTCAAAGCAAATCTCAAATTAGATGCATTGTGCCGAGACTCAAGCGAGACAAGACTGGACCTCAAAAGCATGAAATCAGATATCGAAAAGATGACGAAAAAGCAGATTGAGCATGACTTCCGACTTGAGAAAATCGAGGAAGACCTAGACAGTGCATGCAACCGAATTACAAAACTGGAGGAAGAAAAATAATGCCAGGCTATGTAAATGCATTAAGCTATGAAGCTTTTAAAAAAATGGTGCTCGGTCGAGGGTATGATATAGATTATTCTTATGGTTGGCAGTGCTGGGACGGCTACGCCGAATACTGTATCTATCAAGGGGTGCCTTATGCTAGCTGCACTGTCACTCACTACGTACAGGACATCTGGACACAGCGGGCAACCAATGGGATGTTAAAATACTTCTACGAGGTTCACGAACTACAGCCCGGTGACGTGGTCGTATTCCGTCCGTGCTCGGTCACACCAACATCACATATCGCAATTTTTGATAGTGACGCCGGCGGAGGATATGGAAATTTCCTTGGACAGAATCAAGGCAATGCTGCCGCTAATCCTGCGGGCGGTTATGCATTTTCTATCACTAAGCTCCCTTACTGGGCGACATATGATACAGCTTTCCGCCCAAAAAAATGGAGCAAAGGTACTTATGTAAACACATCATCGATTGGTTATGCAGAAAGCCAATTAATCAACGAAAATGGTACTGCCATCCTTAATGCGCCAATTAAAAAGCGCCGTGATCGTCCGGATGGTATCGTTGCCGAAACTCTAAAAGCCGGAACAAAACTAAGATACACAAATAAATGGGTTGGTAATGGCCACCGTTACATCTCTTGGGTTGAGAAACAGGCGGATGGATGTCAATACCGTTACTTCGTAGCAATCAGTGGCTCGGAAGTCCAAGGCAAGGACATGTGGGCAACGGTTGAAGGGCAAGAGGCTACAAACAGTAAGACCTACAGTGAAACACAATTGATCAATGAGACTGGAATTGCAACTCTAACAGTTGCAGTCAAGAAACGCCGTGATAGTCCAACCGGAATTGTTGCTGAAACGCTCAAAGTTGGTACTAAATTAAATTACACACAGAAGTGGGTAGGAAACGGTCATCGATATATTTCTTTCGTTGAAACTGAGCCGAACGGCAACAAATACCGCTATTTTGTGGCGATCAGTGGTTCTGAGACGCAAGGAAAAGATTTGTGGGCAACTTTCGGTGCTTCGGAAAATAAGAAACCATCAACCGAAACCAAGGCAGATACCAAAGCAGTCGATACAAAGAACGTTTTGCATTGGGGCATCGACGTGTCAGAGCACAACGATGTGGATGTATCCAAGTATGATTTCGTTATCATTCGTGCTTGTTATGGAGAAAATATCGATAAGAAATTCAAAAACTATGTGGAACAGGCAGAACACGCTGGAATTCCATATGGTTTGTATCTATATGACTATGCGTTGGATGATTCGGAAGCACATGCAGAAACTGCATACTTATTGAATTTGGCTAAATCATGCAATCCAACACTAGGTTTGTGGATTGATTTGGAAACAGACAACTACAAAAAAAAGCACAACTCATGGACAAAAGAACGCTCATCAGCCACTGCCGAAATATTCCTTGATGATCTCAAAAATTCCGGTTACTACACAGGTATCTACACATCCACCTGGTTCCATGACAATTGGTATCCGGATTTTAAATGTGATTTTTGGATTGCAAATTATGAAGAAGCCGATCAAGGCAATTACCATCTAGATACTTCTTCCATGGGCACCATCAATCAATATACGTCGATTGATAAAGAGAGCGGTAAAGCACTCGATCATGACGCTATGTATGTAGAATTCGGCCATTATAAGTCGAATATTGCAGAAAATACGCAAAAATCAGATGAAAACGCAAAAAATAATGACGTTTTAGATGATGACACAAAAGCAGATAATTCTGAAAATGAAGAAATGAAAGGATTGTTGAGCACGATCATATCACTGTTGAAGAAGCTTTTGAGCGTATTTGGAAAGTCGAGTGATTGATATGGCACTCCATTACAAGAAGAAGCCGATCGTGATCGAGGCCATGCAGCTCAACTTCAGTAACCGTGACAAGATCATCGAATTTGGCGAAGGCAATTTAACGTTAGTTTGGAGAGATGGCTATCTTGAAGGTGCTTATGTTAGCACATTGGAAGGGGGCATTTATGCGACTTATGGTGATTACATCATCAAAGGTGTAGATGGTGAGTTCTATCCTTGCAAGCCAAGCGTGTTTGAAAAGACATACGAGCTTGCGGAAGATATATTTTGATCGTGTTTTATTGGTTTCTAAAAACCAAGTTCAACTATTTTTTATGTGGTATAATTAATATGTAATATGCATATTGATTTTGCATATTTTCCTTTCTCGCTGCATCGGCTTATGGCCGGTGCTTTTTTTATTTGGTTTTGAAATAAAAGTATTAACTTTTATATAAAAGTATTGACTTATGTATAATGCGGATGTATTATACTTATAGAGATAAGGGAGAGCATCCCAGGAGGAAAAAATCATGTTGTCGAAAAGAAAATTCTTAGAGGCTTGTCAAGGTCATTACTATTATGAAGAGCATGGCTATATCAAATGTCAAGAAGGCACACTGTACGTTGACTTTGGCGATGAACAAGTAGGTATTCGGTGGACACGTCATGAATCTTATCCTTTCGAGAACGCATACCATTTCGACGATATGCCAATTGAAGAAGCAATGGAAAATGAAGTGC